TGTAGTCAGACCATTGAGCGTTCACAAACTGCGAACCCTGAACAGGAACGGTTACGGAAGAAACACCGCCTGAGGCTTGCTGACTGTTAGCAATCAGCGCCGCCATAAGCGGAGTCGAGTTATAGAGTTGAACTACCAGCTTCGGGATAAAGGCACGCCGAGTGACGTAAGTCAGTTCGGTAAATTGTGTCGAACCCGATGCCGGAAGAATACCACCGCCAATAGGCATGATTTATCTCCGATTCTAAAAATATCCCCTGTTTACATTACAACCCGATTGGTTTCGGATTGCGCCTAAGTTCGTGCAATGCAGCAGCAGCTTCGTTACGAGCGCCCTGTACAGGGTTCTTCCAGAACTGGTCAAGATTGAAGCCCTTGATCGCAGATGGGTTGTAGCCCGTGGGAGTTGGGGCAGCAGACTGCTTCATCCAATCCCAATACTCAGCCGCAGCTTCATGGTTGGTAATGCCTTTGTCTAGCATAACCTTCTCAATCTGTTCAATGTCTTCATCGCTTGAAGCCAAGCCTTTAGCGCGGAGTTTATTGCGACGCTTGGTAAGTTCTTCAATCGCATCGCGTTCACGCAGTTGAGCCTCAAGACGCTCGACACGCTCATTGGCTTTCTGCACAACAGCATTTGTCGCATCTTCAATCTCAAGCTCTGGAATCGGCATATCCGGCTTGGCTTTCTTCGTTAGACGCAGAAAGTCTTTACGGGTATTTGGATTCTCCGCGAGTTGACGGGCTAGAATTGCAAGCTCATCACGCGCTTCTGGAGTCAGGTCTTCAAGTGACATAGTTATCCCCTACTAATAAGAAAAAAGCGCATCAGATAATGCGCTTGCCGCCTGGTTTCTCAACCATCATTTTGTTCTTTGCGCCAGCTTTTGCTGCGTTGGTCAGACCACCCATTGTTGCAAAGCGTGGAGTGTTTACAATTTGACCATTCTGCTGGTTATTGTCCGTAGGATTACGGGGTGCGGCAGCGCCGCGAGGCTTAAACAGATCCAAGATATTCTCCTTAAAAATTACATCATGCCAGGAATCGCTGGCGCGGCTGCCATCGCCTTGCCCTCTGGCGATTGACCACCAGCTTGCGGAAGCGATTGTAACATTTGCAAGATTTCTGATTGTTTGAGTTCTTCTGCGCTGTCTTTGCGCTCTCCAACAACAGACATAAGGGTTTTAATAGCAGACAGTGCTTTGCGGCCTTCTTCAGAATCCGCGCCAATGCCAGGAAGTGACCGTTTAATCAGATCAACTGCCAAGCTGATATTGACCATTGCGCCTTCTTTGGAACCCATTGCAGGTTCAGGTGTGGACATGGGAGAAGACATAGGTGGCGTATCAGCGCCACTCATGCCTTCCGCTTCATCGTCCGCTTCTTCCTCACCATCGGTTTTAACTTCAACCTCAACCTTTGGCTTCTTCTTTTGCTGACTCTCCATCAGCTTCATCAACTGGTCGGAAGGAACGCCCATATCAACCTCAATAAAAATTTGCGATAGAAATAACCAAATTGATAGCTTTTGTCAAGTTATCGGCGACACTTTCTTCCACGCTTCATTTTCTTATCCATTTTGCAACTCCTTATCGCACTAGGCGGGTGGACGAACTGCGGTTTTCAGTTCGTGGGGTGTAAGTACGGAAAGAACTTACTCTGTATTGCAAATTTGCTGGCTGCTCACCCTGGCGCAAACTTTCCGTCGTTACTCGCGGCTGGTCTGCTTTAGGGGTCATTACGTTGGAATTGTTCATGCTGCCTCCTGAATTTGCGGGGGTGGCTCTTGCGGTTTACCGCCTTGCGCTGGTGGCTGCGCCATTGCCATCGCTTGCTGCTTTTCTTCCATAATCTTCAATTTCTCTTTCAGTAATTGTTTCATGGGCGGCTCTAGCAGGTCAAGCAGCGACTCACGGTCAATAGCTTGTGCGTTAAACAGGCTAAACGCTAGTTGACGCAGGTCTTCTGTAAAGATTGGGCTGTTGGAATGTGCGTCCACTTTAACAACATAGTCGCCCGTGAACTGGGCTGGGATGAACACATTGCCTTCAGAATCCAGCAGTTTCGTGGTGTCGTACTTCTGGATCAGCTTCATGTAAAGCGTTGCCACTTTCTCCAGCGCGTCCTCAATAATCAGCGCACGTTTTTTAGCGCGAGAAGAACCCAGTCGAGCAAGGCTAGAGGCGTGAGACTGGCTGCGAACACCAGATTCGCCGCGACCAGCCAACACTGGCGTAATGCCTGAAGCTTCTGCAAACATTACATCGACTTCGCGGATGACTTCGAAAAGATCATTGGGAATATTCGGTGCAAGTTTTTCGACCTTTGCACTTGGCATATCAGTAGCAAGCAAACCACCAGCACGGTTAAGGGCAAAATTCTTTTCATCCAGAATCCCTGTAAAGCCCATCAACGCTGTAGGCGGCGAAACTTGTTTAGACAGCAGATCAAGAATCTCAGTCATGCGCTTATTACGCAGGGCTTGCAAGAATACCAATCGCTGAACTTCTGACTGCCCCCAGAAATAATCGTACTGAGGATTCGGGCAAAGCTGGATAAGCGGCTGCTCACCCTTCAAGAACATTGACTCGCCTGGGCGGTCATAGATCACAACGTCAGGATCAGCAATGGTGACGCACTGATAGTCTTGGGTATCGTCATTCCACACCCATAGTTCGTGCATCTCTACGGTGTCTTCTGCCACTCGCGCTTTGTAGCGGTTCATGCCAGACAGGTCTAGGTTGACCGTACCCATCAAGTTCGGGTTTGTCTGCGACATGATGATGCGGTCAATGCCTTCAGGAATATCTGTGGTCTGTTCGTGGAAGGAAGCCGTTACGCGATCAACAATAGACTGACGTTTTGGGTGCGACCACAAACGCGCATAGAGTTCTGACTTCGTAATGTAGTAGCTGTGGACAATCGCTTCTTGGCGATCCGTGTACGGCACATCTTCTCGCAACACACCGACAGCGCCAGGGTCAACCAAGTACGGGTGGATGCCGTTTTTAACAACCAGCTTGATGAACGTGGTGTTGTAGCAGAGCGACCAGTTCAGTGCGTTTGAAAAAACTTGGTCAGTGTTTGAGTTTAGCCACTCATCGTTAAGCTTGTGCGCCATTGAAGGCGCTTTTGTTAATTCAAGCGGAGAAACCGACGCGCCTAAGTCCAGTGAGAATCTTGTGGTTTCCGCAGAGTAGAGAAAGCTACTCAGTTGGTCGATATGCGGATAGATTTTATTGAAGATGGCTGGCGGTTCTTCAGGGGCAGCGCCAAAAAGAAAATAGGAACGCAGGGCGGCATAGTCAGCCTTACGTTCTTCGCGGGAAACCAAGCATTTCTCTATGAGATCGAGATAAAAAGCCTCCCGTTGCAGGGGATTGGTTGGGATTCGCATTATTTTCTCACCTGAAGGTTCTCATGGTCTGCCATATAACTCGCGGTCTTGGGCGTTGTCAAGTTGCCCAAACTGGATGGTGACACACCTACACTCTCTCCCGCAACTGACCTAAAAGCATTTCCTTTAAGCAACGTATCCATGTTCAGTTTCCCGCCTACGTTGCCCCACATTACTGCATCGCCAGGCCGAGATTCACGGGGCGGCTGCGGTACATCTTTGGGAACGGGCTTGTTGTTGCGGGTGTAGAAGCCGGACTGGTTCTCGCCTTCTCTTGCAGACTTCATATTTGTCATGTTGAAGTCCAACGCAAGCTGATTGATTGTCTTGTCGTTGTGCTTTGTCGTGTCTGACTTCAGGCCAACAGGCTGGAGAAACACAACATGGACGTTTTCTGTGCATCCATTAGGGCAAACAGGCTCATAGCCCTCAAAAAAGCCGTGTTCTGAGCATTTATAATCGTTCAATACCGCCATAATTACCTCCCCTTTATTGTCTCATCTAACCGATAATCACTATAATCAAGCCTATTTCTGATGCCAATTTTGAGTTTTATGCCCTCAGAAGTGGCCTGTAAGCCGTATCCTCTGGTTGCGTACTGCTTGGGTTCCTTCCGAAACTCCAGATATTTTCTGCCGTAATGCACCATCACGCGAATTTTGCCGTCTCTCCATAAGCAATACGCCCTAGAAACACGGCGCTGCACTGTTTCCGATAGCGTCCTGGTGTCCAAAACAAAGGTTTCGTGCAAATGCTGTCGGCTTATGCCGCACAATTCTGCGAATAAATTGCTGGGAATGCCTCTTTTCTTATCCAGCAAGAACCTTTTAACGGTGTCTTTGAGTTCTTTCTTAGGAATAACCTCAACTGACTCTCTCGACTCGTCGAATTTCATATCCATAATGTTCAAATAGTCCATAAATCTCATCCTCAAGAGCAATTTGATCGACTTCTTCTTGGGTTAGCAGCCAATCCATTGTGTTTTCACCGGTTAGCTTTCTAAATCTGCTGTGATGCCCAAATATCTTCTTAAAATCTACGTCAGCGTGGACAATCGGGGATAAATGCTCAAAAGAAAACAGCTTCGCTTCCTCATCAGGGGCAAAGCGCATCCCAACCTTCTCCAAGTACGGTCTTAGGAAGCAACAAAGCTGAATATCTTCGTTATTGAGCATTTGCAGGTTAAACCGCTGCACCGTAATGCCGTATTTCGTCATGGCTTCCAGAAACCGTTTGCTGCGTAGGCTAAATCCACCGTTCTGCACGATCCGGCAATCGCCTTTGCCCACATACTCGTAGTTTCTGTGAAAGTGAAAGTCTGAACCGAGGGCTGCGTGGGTTAGTCCGCCAATAAAGTCGTATTGCAGCCATTCATCTCGCCAGTTCTCAGGATTGAGCGCCCAGCCATCATGCTGAACAATCAGCGCGTAGTCTGTTTCTATGTACGCATGAAGCTGGTACATCACAAAGTCGCTGTAGCCCTCATAGCTCATGGGCGAACCTAAAAGCTTTTGCTCAATATCAACGTCTAATGCCATGTTGGTAATGAGCAATGGCTTTGAGCCAGGTAGCGCAGCGCAAGTCTTTTTGATTGCTGGTACAGCATCCGCGCCTTTACTGTTGCCATAGATAGCGACAACCGTAATGTTGTTGTATTTATTAGTTTCCATAAATTCCTATGCGCTTTAAATAATCCGCAACATTGCGGCCTACGGCGATTTGCTCTGGTGTGCTGTCATCATGGGTTCGACTAACGCTGCGCGTAATCTTCTGTGCCATCAGTCTAGGCTGCAACTGTTCTGCAAACGCAGCGCAAGCAAGGGCTGCTGCCATGACGCGATCATCTTTGTTGCGACCTGAAGCATGAATAGCGCCACCATCACGCACAATAGTTTTCATTTCTTCCACCAGATCGACGGAATAGATGTCCATCATGCCGCGCTCAAAGTAATCTTTCATGTAGGACAGCATCCGTTCTTTACTGGAAGCGGTAGTCAGCCAACCAATAGAGTTAGACAAGCCACCCAGTGTGTCGTTACGTCGCCAAATGTAGTTGCTCATACTGCCTAGCACGTTCATCAGGTCATGCCCGATAGCGCCGCCAATGGCGGAAGCTTGACGCTTTAGGTTACGCAGTTCGTTGATAACTGCTTGACCAGGGCCATTGACCTCAAGGTTTAACGTAGAGTTCTTGTAAGCGCCAGCAAGGTGGGCAATCACCCACGCAAACTGGTAGGTGTTCATCTCAGAGGTAGCAAACTCTGCCACTTGCTCCATACCGTCAGCATAGCAACGATAAACTTGTATGCAGAAGCGATCAGCCCAGTCAGAAGAACCATAAGCAGGATCAGCACCAATAACGTAATAAGCCGTATCAATCGGTTCCTCCCATATCTTCAAGGTTGCTAGCCGTTCCGTGGACTTCAGCACTTCTGTGTCCTGAAAGTTTGCTCCCATGCTGTAGCGGTAGTAGTCGCAATCAACCTTCTTGGCTATCTTCATAACGTCGGTACAACGAGCGTTAGAAAAGAAGCTGGTTCCCGTCATGATGAAGGCGTAGTCTTCAGTAGGCGGGAATTCCTGATACATCAACGCATCATCTTTGA